GGATATGAATCATCAAATACTGATTGAACCACTTCCCTCAATATAGTCTTCTCATTCATATATTTGCGAGGAAGATAATGTATCTCAACACCATACATCCTCAACTGTTCGTTGATTAAATCTTGTACTAGATTCTGTTCTGAGTTAGACCCTTGTTGGAAAAATGGATTGAGCATAATCTATCCTATCATATCCAACGGTGGAAGTTCATAAGTGTTGGACATTTGCTCTCTGATAATTTCTAATTCTTTTTCTGCATCATCATAAATTTGTCTTCCATTCATTTCAATTCCACCAGGCAACTTAACACCCTGGAACTTAAGTAAGTTTTGACCCCACTGCTTCTTAATAAGAGCAGTAGTATATTTCTTCAAGAATGAATCATTCCATACCCTAGTATAATCATTTGGATTCATAAGTCTAAAACATTCAAGAACTATAAATTCATCAACTTCACATGCTGCCCAGTCAATATCAAGATATAATCTATCTTGTCTTTGATTAAATCTAATTTGTTTTTCAGTAGTTAATAGAAAATCAATATCAGACAAATAAGTCTGCGTCATAGCATAACTTAAAAGTCCATTATATCCCATATTAAAAGCAATATCATTTAAGAATAACTGATATTTAATACTGAACATATTATTGGATATTGAATTACTTCCACCAAAACGGAATATCTTTTCTACTCCTATTACTGATGGTGGAACTTGTATATAATTACTATTCTCATACCAACTAAAATCAGTATCTGTTCCTGCAATATTAGCAGTTGCAGTTTCTGTTGTTATTCCTGTTCTTTTCTTTCCAGTTAAAACAGATGCTCTTCCTCTATCAATATCAGCTTGAGTTATTTGATATTTCAAATAAGTCCTAACTACTCCATCAAAATGCCTTTCTTGAAAGAATTGAATAGCATCATCAATTCTATCTTCACATTGTTCATCAGCGACATTGATCTCCAGCACGGGAGCACCTAATTGCCTTAAGCAATACTGTTTAAATTCGGATCTACTTCCTGGTTGTGCCATTTATACTCTACCTCTATTATATTTAGGGTGCGGAAGCAATTCCAGCATGAACTAATATATTTCCATTTACTATATTGTAAATTGTTGCTCCAGAACTTACTAGAACATTGTATTCATATCTACCTTCAGATAGATCTCTTGTAGCAGTGGATCCCATTGATATATCAAATATTCCACCACCAGCACTACTAAACCCTACGGTAAAGGTTCCTGCAGGTGTCGTGGTTGCACCAATTCCTGCACTTTTCTGCATTTGAGAAGATCCACTCCAGACTGAAGTTGTTGTCAGTCCTTGGAAATCAAAAGCAACATCAGAAGTATCAACTACATTAAAAGTAGCCTTAAAATCTGCTCCAGTATAAAGTGCTAAATTAGCAGCATATGGAACTCCTGCATTTGGATCAAATGTCAGATTTTTACTT